GGAAAGAAGGATTGGCTTCATCACGACGGCCAGGGTGCGACGCATTCGATGCGCGCTGACAAGACTCACTCTCACATCAAACACGAAGGTGCGCACATTTGGGTTGATGGCGCGTGCTGGTCTTCGATGCCAATACAGATCAAAGGCGATGACTGCGCTTGAGCACGTTTTGGGTTCATAAGAAATCGGGAACGGTCGCGGTTGACGACGCAGTGCTTCAAGGAATCGATACTTCGAAGTTGCCGGACAATGTCCAGCTGATGTGGTGGTACGCAAACAGCGGCAACGGCGAAGTGCTTTACAATGACCGGCTCGCCATCCGCGAGCGCATCCAAGATTTGGAGCCGTTCGTCCACGTCTTCGACAATTGGATGCGCGCAGCCGCCAAGCCGCTACCGACGACCTCCGGCAAGACCAATCCAGCGATCACGCTAGCGCAGGCGCAGGCGGTCAAGAATCAGCTTGTGCAGGGGCTCTATCTGCAGAAGACGAATCTTGGCTTTACCGATAATACGGCGTCAGTGAATGCGGCGATCGACTCGGTTGTATCTCAACTCAACGCGTCGCAGAGCCAATTCCAAGAGCAGAACGCTAACGGCATCGCACTCTTGAATAACGATCTGGCGACGCAGACGGGTTACCATAACTCGAACAAGGGCGTCGCTGACGATCACGCCGCGTCTATCAACGGGCTCGTGTCAGCTGGTGGCGCGGGCGGCGGTCACTTCGTCACCGGCTTCCAAGGTCTCCCAACTCCGACTAACCCGGCAGTGCCGACGTTCCAGGGCGTCTCCAGTCCGGGTGTCTCAGCTGGCGGACCGAGCGACTCGATGGCGAGTATGCGTGACATGCATCAAGGTAACATCAACGCGCAGACAACGGTCGAGGGCGTCGCGTCCTATGACATCACTTCAGGATGGTAATCGATGCCAACGCAAGTCGATCCGTATTTCGTCAGGAACGCGCCGGGCACGCAGGAAGGACAAGTCCGCTTCAGCGGCTCGCTCAAAGAGCTCTCGCCGGTTCTGTGGCGGCTCAAGCTGCGGCAGGCGAGCTTCAAGGCGGCGGCGTTTCACGTTGAGAGCCAAGGGCGCGTCTCGGGCCGAAGGACCGTGCTGCACGAATATCCGAAGCTCGACGTTCCCTATGCCGAAGACCTTGGCCTGCACGCGCGGCGTTATCAAATTACGGGCTATGTGATCCAGCGCTGGAAGCCGAGAAATGCCACGAGCGATCCGGGGCTCGGCAACATGCCGTGGAATTACGACGAAGCGCGCGACAATCTGATCAGAGCTCTCGAAAGTCTCGGGCCGGGGACGCTCGTCGATCCGTATAGCAACACGATCGGCCCGATGTTGTTTCAGTGCGAGCGCTACTCGATGACCGAAACCCGCGAGCGCGGCGGCTACGCGCAATTCGAGATGGCATTCGTTGAGGCGGGTTCGGTGACCGGACAATTTGTCGGCGCGGACACTGCCTCGACGGTACAGCAAGCCGCAGATGCCGCGAGCGTCGCAGCTGCGCAGCAAATGCAAACGCTGCTCGCGATCAAGAACAATCCCGGTCTCGGCCCCGGCTAAACCCGGAATCCAAGTTTCTTTCGCTGCAAGGCTCAACGCGGACATCTCCGCGAAAGGAGGACTGTTATGCCTGGCAAATGCAATTCGTGGGTGCTCAACAATGGTCTGATCGCGTTGCAAACGAATGCATCGCACATCCACATCCTCAGCGCAGAGCCAGCTGACTTTGCCGGTGTGGGCACAAACTCACTCGGCAACATGAATTTCGGCGCGGGCAACGCGCTGACGGGCCCAACGGCGCGAACGCCGAACGGCTCGAAGGTGACGACGGTCGCGGTGACCGCTGGCACTGTGACCGGCACGGGAACCGCAACACGATGGGCAATCACCGATACGCCCAATAGTCGCCTGCTCGTGGACAATGATCTCGCTGCGAGTCAGGCCGTCACTGCGGGCAACGTCTTCTCGATCCCGGCGTTCGACTTCGGGATACCCGGCTCGTGACGGCTAAGTCTATCAAGCACAAGTTCCAATCATCGGTCACTGACGGGACCGACGCTACACTCGTGCGGCCGTCGAATTGGAACGACGACCACGACTTTTGGCTCGGCTTTCGTGCTGTCACCAGCACGACGGACACAATCGTCCATGCTGATCACTTCTCGCTGATCACTTACAACAACGGTAGCGGCGTCGCTGTCACCTTGCCTGCACCGTCGGGCGGTAACATGCCGCTCGGTTGGAAGGTGACGCTGCGCAACATCAACTCGTCAGGCAACGTCAGCTTCACGTTGACTGGCGGTGCGACCATCAACGGCAGCGCGAGCCCTCCTGTCCTCAAGCAATTCGACACGGTCGAGATCCGCAGCCTCGGGACTTCCGACTACGTCGGCATATACACGAGCGCGCCAGCGGCACCCGTGGCGGGCGGCCCGGTCCTGCTCAATACGATGACTGCGGCAAGCTCGGCGGCGCTGACCGACAACACGAGCTTCACGTCAACTTACAACGCCTATGAGATTGTAATTGATAGTCTGTTGCCAGCGACAAATAATACTGGTCTTCAGATGACAATTAGATCGAATGGGGTAAATCAAACGACTGGTTATAATTCGATGGTAAGTGGTGCCTTTGGCTTGAATAGCATAGCAACTAAGACGGTTGGCAATGGAGCCGCGATGATCCTTGCGGACCCTAACACTATCTTCAACGGAATAATGAACACCGGCAAGGGTGCTTTTGGTTCGCTTAAGGTTAAGAACGCTAACGGAATAACTGCGGTTAAAATTTTTCAGGGTTGGGTTGTCTGGGATACTTCAGCTGCAACGACGACACCGATGGAGGGTGGTCAGTTTCATGGTGAATGTTACGCTGATACTCACGCGTTGCAGGGGATCACGATCTCACCGATGAGCGGCAATCTGACTTCAGGCAACGTCAAAATCTACGGTTTGCCGGGATACTAATTAGATGTCCGGCAATCCCGGTTTTCAAGGTAACGCATTTCAGAATACTGCGTTTCAAGCTGGCGTCTTACTCGTCGGCGCGAGCTACTCTCTCGGCTCGCCAGTCTTCGCGAAGCCCGCGCTCAGTCAGAAGCACGTGCTCAGCGCCAGTGCGTACTCGCTCGGTCCGCTGGACATACCGCTGGTTGGCCGAACGCTGCACACGCTCAGCGTCAGTGCGTACTCGCTCGGTAGTCTCGGTTGGCCTTCTCCACCGCCGAGCATGCACTTCAACTACCATTTCAGTGCGGCTGCCTACGCGGTTGGCTCGCCGATCTTCTCGCTGCCGCCACTGTCGTCTCACCCGTCAGGGTCCGTCCACCCGATCACGGTCAACCCGTACTCACTCGCCTCGCCAGTATTCCGCACGCCAGCCTTCAATCAAGTCTACGCGCTGCATATCAACGCGTACTCGACGAGCTCGCCGGACTTCGGCACGAGCAACATCGGTCAGAACTACCATCTGTTCGTCAACGCGTGGGCTCTCAATTCTCCAGTCTTCGACGCACCGCGAGGGATAAACAACTATGTATTCTCGGCGGCGGCCTACAGCCTCGCGCCGCCGATGTTCGTGCCGCCGCACGCGCCGATCACTGTCGACTACGCGCTCCACATTGATGCGTATTGGCTGCAAAGTCCCTGGCCAAATCATCCGCATTTGACCGTCAGTGCCGTCGAACTCGGCTTGCCGCCGCTTTATTACACGCAAGCCGAAGACGCGGCGAAGATGCTGACCGAGTTGCTAAACCTCATTCTGAAAAGCGTTCCGCCGCAACAAACGGCGGCGGGCGATCAGCTGCGGCGCTACGTAAGCATTCTGCGAGCAAATGCCGAAGTTGCAGTGCGCGCGGAAAATAGCACGCTCGGCACCGATCTGCAGGTGATCTACGCCGCTGCCGATGCCGCCGGGGCTTCGTTCATGGGAATGGACAATGTCCGTAAATTCCTCATGAGCCAAGTCGCAAGCAATTCGGTTCTGACGCAGGCGATCTATCGCAATGCCTTGATCATGACGCTCGCGGAACAGTCAAAGATTGCCTCTCGCTTTCCGTTCAAGACGCAAGCGCAAATCGAAAACCTGATGACCTACATGAGCGCCGCCTTCGATAACGCGAAAGCGCTCGGGATCGATGAAGTCGACGCGCTCGTCTATCAGACACTCACAGCTATGGGCGGCGCGCTGATGAACCATCTCGGAACGACAGAGCTTCAGCTGCCGCGCTATGTCTCTTACCGTGCGGCGATGCCGTTCCCGTCGCTCTATCTGGCGCAGCGCATCTACTGCGATCCGAGCAGAAGCGACGAGATCGAAAGCGAGAACGACGTGATCAATCCGGCATTCTGCCCGATCAACTTAAGGGTGCTCAGCACCGCAGTCATCGGAACAACAATCTATGGCCGCCCCTGATGTCCGTATAGTCTCTTCGGCAACGCTGCGCGACACCGTCGCTGATTGGCTGATGCTCAAAGACGGAACGCTCGATCAGCGCCAGGTGCTCGCCAATTACATCAAGGTCGCGCTGATGACCGACAAGCAATCGGACCCGGACGAGATTCGCCCGGATCCCGACAGCGATGATCGGCGCGGATGGTGGGGCGATATGGACGCCGCCGAGATTTGGCGCGGCTGGCCGATCGGAACCAAGAATTGGCTGCTAGAACGAGCAAAAGTCGCCGATGCTTATGCATGGGAAGGTGACACAGTGTTCCGCGCCGAGAACTATACGCGCGAAGCGGTCGCGCCGTTGGTCGAGATGCGCATGTGCAGCGGGATTTCGGTGCAGGGGCAACGCGTCGGCCGCGAGCGCATCGATGTCCGTGTGATCGTGCAGCGCGGCCCGATCGTCACCATCGATCTGCTGTTCCAAGACTTGTGGGCGGCGATGCAGGAAGAGCCGATGCTTTCGCCCTACGGATGGCAGACCTGATGCAAAAACATAATCGGGTGTAACTATTCCCTGGCAGACCCCCACGCTGAAACAAGTCCGGCAACTCGTCCGTGACGACATCACGGCGTCATTAGTCGGCGCGGCGGTTGTCGGCAATACGGTGTTGCGCGTGATGGCCGACGCGCAAGCCGGGCTCGCGCGGTTGGTCCTCAAATATCTCGATTGGATCGCGCTGCAGCTGATGCCGGATACCGCCGAGAAAGAATGGCTCGATCGACATGGTCAGATATGGCTGACGAACGCGGATGGCACGACGGGGCGCAAGGGCGCGGCGCTTGCCAGCGGCACGGTTGGCTTCTCGGGCACGCCTGGTGTCGTCGTCGCGGCAGGCACCGTCGTCATTGCGGCGACCGGCGACACTTACGAGACGCTTGATTGGCTGACTCTGCCCGATATTGTGCTGCAGCCCGCCGAAGTCGCGGTGCGAGCTCTCAATCCGGGCGCGAGCGGCAACCAACCATCAGGCTCAATCCTATCACCGCAAGTTCCGCAGACCGGGGTCTCGTCGACTGTTACTGTCATCGATCTGCGCGGGGGTTACGATGTTGAGACTGACGAAGAGCTCCGCGCGCGCGTCTTAGATCGCATTCGCAAGCCGCCAATGGGCGGGGACGCCGACGACTATGTTGCGTGGGCAATGTCGATCCCGGCAGTAACAAGAGCCTGGTGCGCGCCGCGCGAGATGGGGCCTGGAACGGTGACTGTGCGGTTCATGGTTGATGCGTTACGCCCGCCGAGCGGCATCCCGACGCCAGAGGATGTCAACGTCGTCGAAGCTTATCTCGATAAGGTGCGGCCGGTTGCGGTCAAAGACTTCTTCGTCATGGCCCCCGTGCCTGAATATATCAATATGGGCATTTCGCTTGCGAATGACTCGCTCAATCTGCGAACCCAAGTCACGAACTCTGTCACGGCAATGATCAACACGAAGGCTGCGCCAGCACACGCAGTCGATGGCGAGCTCGTCGGCCCGACGACCATTCTTGCATCGTGGATCGCCGAAGCGATCGGACGCGTGACGCAGGACTTCGAGCTCGACTTCGAAGATCACCCTATGCCGCACAACGGCGCGTTGGCGACGATGGGCGTGATTAGTTGGCCAGTGCCATGAGCAATGGCGACGTTCCGAGCCCGCCGCAGTCGCCGACGCAGCTGCCATCACCGATCACAGGCGCATTTCCGCCCGGCCTAAGCGATCGGCATATTCGGCGCGGGCAGGAAGAATATAGCCATGCCTTGCAAGCTCTTTTGCCGATGGGCATTGCGTGGCCGCGCTGGCCCGACAGCGTCCTGATGAAGGTCGTCTATGGTCTCGCGGGCATTATGGGCTATTCGGACAATCGCGCTGCCGATCTGTTAGAGCGCGAGTCAGACCCGCGTGCCGCGACCGAGATGCTGGATTCATGGGAACGGGCCTGGGGTCTGCCTGATCCATGCTTCCATCGCATTGTCGAGCAGCCGGACGGAACGATCATCGATTTGCCGCAGACCATTGGCGAGCGGCGCAAAATTTTGATGCTGAAATACACGCTGCTTGGCGCGCAGTCGCGCGAGTTTTTTATAGGTATGGCGAATTTTCTCGGCTACGACATGAGCATTGAAGAATATCGACCGTTCATGGTTGGAGTCGATCGTTGCGGCGACAATCGCGCTTATGATCCGGTCGCTGGCAATCTCGGCCCTTACCCGTGCCAGATCGGCAGCTTCAATATGCGGTTCGTGTGGACCGTGCATTTGCTGTCACCAAAACTCGTTTGGTTTCGCGCGGCATCGGGGCAAGCCGGGATCGATCATCATCTCGAAATTGAGAAGGCACTCGATCTCGAATGCATGATCCGCCGATGGGCCCCCGCGCACACGATCGTATTATGGGATTACACCAAGATCGGCGATCCATGGGCCGGGACAAAGAAAGACTACGTTCAATTGCGCACTGGCGAGCTTGTTGTCACGCGCGCAGGTGAGCAAGTCATCTGTATTCGCAAGGTGCCCAATTGGGCGCTGCTCGTACATCCGTTTATGCTCGGATCGCCAGGCTTCGCTTGGGCTTCGCTCGGGGCGAGCCACACCCCGCCATTGCCGAATGACTACGTCATCGGTTCGCCAGCCTTCGCGTTCCCGGTTCTCACGGTCCACTAAGCTAAATAGGAGGCTCAGATTCGCTACTCTCAGCCGTTTGGCACTCCCGCGCCCCCGCTCGGGCAATATCCGCGCTTCATCAATGGCGATCCCATCACTGGCACTGAAGGATCGATCCCGCCCGCGACCGCGTTCGACGAAGATCAGATCGAAATAATCAACGTCATCGAGAACGTGCGCGCGCTCGGGCTCATTGGCGCGCCCGGACCACCGAGTCATAGCGATCTGACGCAGCTGTGGCAGGCGATCAACGCGTTCTTTAACAAGCAGTACATCACCACTGCGATCACAAAGACTGTTTACGGCGCTGGCGCTAACTTCTCTGATTTGAACGCCGCAATGATGTGGCTGTCGAACTACATCATCACGCCGACCGGCTTTGTCACGTTTCTCTGTTCGCCGGGCAAGTGGAATCACACGCAATCGGTTGAACTAAACCACGCCAATATTGCACGCGTCGCCATTCAAGGCGCGGCGATGAATGCCAATCCGCAAGGTAGCCTGATGAGCGTCACGGGCTACAATTCTTCGACCGATGGTATCAATCAGGCAATCTACCTGCGCTCGTGCTATCAGACTGAGCTCCACTTCGACGGCGGCGTTTCGGGGTTAGTCATTCTACGTGGCGGCTGCACGCTGCGCTACCTGTTGATCACGGGAGATCTTTCGGTCGCATCGGGGCCGCCTATCATATGGGGCAAGTTCGGCATCGGCAGCGGTCTTGAGTGCTATGATCGCGTGCTGGTCAACAGCGTCTCCGTGTGGGGCTTCGGCAAGGGCGGATGGTATCTGTTCGGCCCCGGCTCGATCTACTCAGACTCATCAATCGGCTGCGCTGTCTCGTATTGCACGAACAGCGGAATCATGGGTTACAACGGTTATTGCAGCTTTGGCTTTGCCGAAGTCATCTTGTGTAGCTGCGGCCAAGGCGGCCTGTTCTGCTACGCAGGATATTACGCGTTTCACAAAGTGAACGTGCGCGGCAACGCTTGCGGCGGCTTCGGCGGAATGACGTTCGAAGCAGGCGCGCAAGGACAAGCAGGCTCGGGCACCATGTCGCAGAACTCTGGCTATGGCGTCACTCTGGCGGGCGCGTCTACGTTCCTCGGCGAGAATTGCACTTACTCTTACAACGGCTCCGGCGGCGCGTCGCTGACTGGCACGTGCACGGCGTGGCTTGATTACTCGTCGTTCTACGGCAACGGCGGCAGCGATGTGTGGGCCGGTGGTTGCTCTTATGCCGAGATCATCGGTTCGAGCATAAGCAGCGGGGTGTCCGCAGGCAACGGTGCGGTCATCGCAGGACCATAGGAGGAGAACAATGCCTTATCCCCTACAGTGCGCGCTCTGCGGCGTCGTCTGGCACCGCGAGACACCTGACCGCGTGCCGCCGCTCACCGCGCCACACGACCACACGCAGGCCGATTGGGATTCCTACATCTCAGCGAATGGTCTCGATCCGCAGATATACACTTCAACGCCGATTTGGTTGAAGATTGCGGGCGTCGAGTATCCGCCGCTGCCCAATTGGCCTCCCGAGCTCGGCGCACCACCGCCCGGCTATCCGCCGCTCGTCAATCCGCCGCCATCTGGCAAAGCCGTGATAATGGAAAAGCGCCCCGTGCCAGAATTGGACGAATTAGGACATTTGCG